AGTTCCGATAGGACTCCGGTTAAATACTCACTATGCAAACGTATGTTTTTATTCCATTGCCACCAAATCGATTTGTTAATAAATCTTTGGTGTCAGTGCGCATATAATTTATCAAGTTACCTATATGCGCACGCACGCAAGAAAACTTGCGTGTTTTCAGATACATTCTTTAACTATCATTAAATGTATTTAGCTCGGTGTAACGTCGATTCGGGGAATCGCCGAGTCGCAATTTTTACCATTTTATCGGTCTCAATTCGTTCGCTGCGCTACCTCATTTCTACCGAAAAAATGCCAAAAACCGCTCGCAACGACAAAAGCCCGTGTCCAAACGCATGGGCACGGGCAAAAGGTCAGCAACACTTTAAAACGTAAGATTATGAGCTTTGTTCAGAAGTACTCGCAGGCTCACCCTTCGGCTCTTCTTTTAGTTCCTCAGAATCTTTCTTCTCTTCAACCTTTACTTGATACCTAGAACGAAGTTCCTCGCTCATTTGAGCGTAATCAGCCAAATCAAAGTCTCCACGCTCAGTAGGTAGATCATCATCAAAATCTTGATCCTTGTCGGGATATTCACCACTATTAGGGCCAGACGAAACAGGCATTCCCATAGCAAGACGATAGATCAACTCACGAATCGTGTAAGCATCAGAAGGTTCTACTAAAACTTCCTCACTCACTTCCTCCTGAACCATTTTTTCAGGAAGATCAGTATAATTATAAGCGGTAATAAACATATGCCTAAATAAAATAAAATACTAAACAAATAAAAAGATGTCCAACTATCAAACATAATACTACAACATTGGAGTACCGTATTTCGGCATCAGACGCAGAGCCTTGATATCTTGGTAAATCTGAACCCAATACTTATCATCAGAAGTCTCGGCGGTAGCGAAAACACGGTTACTCGGGTTACACTCAACAAATGTAGTGTTTAAATTCGGTTTCTCTTTAAAAATACGATTCAAATGCCAAAACGCCATATTTCCACGAAAATCACCATGAACCTCATTCTGCGAATACTTATATTCAGCGTAACGAGGGGTATAACCGAAGGTACCTTCATTAGCAGCATCAGACTCATTAAGATATAATTCCTCATTCTTAATCTCTTGTTCTCCAAGATGAGCGAACTCAGGGAAATAGAAATCCATATTGTCAAACTTACGAAAATCCTTCGGAACACCTTGCTGATATCCGGTACGAGGTCTAATAGACATAATACCCATAATGTAACCATGTTCCTCGAAATAACGAGTAAAACCATGATTCACGCCAGCGGAAATACCATGTCCGGCCATATTAGCTTGTGGACTGGTAGAATCAGTGGAAGACGTTTGAAGAACCTCGGAAACGGAAATAGGAGTACGACCACCTCCGAGGAACTGCGGACGCTGCAAACGGGCGTCAGAACTACGCACACCAAAGTGTGACAAGATCTGCTCAATATAACGAGAACCAGAACGAGCATTGCGCTCAAACCAACGTTGAAGGGCGTTCGAGGTACGAATATCGTTGATATTTACACCCATTTGATCAGTGTTTACCACAAAATTATCCGGTTCTATCAAAGCTTGACCTTTAATAGAGCCTATTTGTCCATAAGACAAAACAGAAGGAGCAGAATAAAGAACCTCGGAACCGGAAATTGGTTTACGATCAGGAAAAGTGGTTATCTTCTGAGCGGCAAAACCCTCTTTCATTTCTACTGGTATCTCTCCACCTCCATTAATCGGAACAGTAACCTCAGGGCCACGTTGTACCCAAGGAAGAGCAGAGGTGAAGTAATCTTTTTCCCAAGCACGGCGATGAAGTTGCCAAAGAGAAGAATTAACCGGAAGTTGGTAATTGCCACTATCCAAAGTAATTTCTAACTCCGAAGTTAAATTCTGGTCCCTATAATATTCATTATAGATCAAATGATACGCACGAAAAGGAAGGGCGGATACCTTAAAACCAGCAGGGGCTTTAACACCATTAGGTGATTGAACTTGAAAAACAGCTTCACCAATTTGATTGATCGAAGGCAAACCAAGATAATCCCACAAAGAACCATCACCAAAAGAATTATGAGCATTCGCAGTATCCACGGTAGAGGGAAAAGAATAAGTAGGAAAAACTGGCGAATCGGTACCATCAACACCCTTCGTAATAAAGTCCTCCCATTTATTCCAAATAAGGCGATTCGGTACAAAGAAGTAATGAGTAAACACATCCACACGATGCATCATAGGAGCTACAAGCGGAGCCAAACGAACCAACATTTCCGTATTGACACGGAACTTATCGCCGGGAACCACAGGTTTACACATAATCGGAATTAACTCACCAGCATTAACGGTAAGCTTATTCTCATAAGAGAGATTAAAAACGTTCCGTCTAGGACGTTTTAGTTTGACGGAATTAAAAATATTAGCCATTACTTTAATTTTAATTTGTCCTCGGCACGTCTCTCATAAGCCAACTTACTCTCTGTCTCAAGCTGATCGGCGATATAACGTAACCGGGGACTTGTGTTAATATAATGATACCATTCTTGCTGCATCTGATTGATAAAGAAAGCCTCACGAAGCTCTTTTAAATATTCCTTCATATCATCATCATAAAGCTTATCAGCATAGTAGCGAGGCATAGCCATTCGCATACCATTGAAAGCCCGGACGTAATCACGGGGATGAAGACGATAGAAATCCAATATTTGCTCACGTAAAAAATGATAACCAATTCCGGGCATCTTGGAACACAACATAAAAGGTTGATACTCCTTTACACCTTTAAGAATATCGGGAATCATACTTTTCTCATACATATACTTCGTGACATAGGAGATCTCTTTCGTAGTGAGAGGATGGGCTTGAACAAAGCCGTTTTTCCAACACTCGGCGAGAAGATCTCCTCCATGCTTACCAGTAAAAGGAAAGCCGAACAATATCATGTGATAATGCGGACGGCCACCTTGGGAACCATATTCAGAGGTCAAGAAGTAACGCAAACGGTACTGAGCATATTTCTTGCGAAGACGCTTCATAAACAACTGAATATCACGTTTAGATACAACGCCAACCGTAGTCTTGAACAAATCCTCACCGATCATAGCGGTAGGTATATGTTCATCATCATAGGTAAGGGTAACGAACAAAGAGAAGGGATACTCATCCGCTTCCGCTTGCAATCGGTAAACCCATGATTGGCGTTTGTTTTTCCGACAGTTCACGCACCGACCGCAGGGAACAGCGCCACGGTCGGGTAAATGAATACGATGAAGACACTGCATAACTAACCTCTTCTAATGCGAGAAAAACGACCACGCCAACGAAGATACTGTTTATTGAAACGAGTATACCTGCGTTTACTAAACCTTTTCCTTATTCTCATGACTTTAACGCTTTAGGTGTATCATCATCCTTGCCAAAAACCGATTCTACAGCATCAATTAACGCCAAAGCGACTTTGATAAAAATTTTCCAGAACGGTTTCATAATCTTATACCTCCTCTACTTAAACGATAACTACGAATACGGCGTTTACGGGAACGACCGAGAAAACCTCTTCTTCTTCCTCTTCTTCTCATAATTGTAAATTATTTGGGATTAAACAAACGATCAAAATCATTAGGAGCCAATATTGTTAAAAGACGACGAATTAAATCATCCAATAATGGTCCTTTACCTGTTATTTTCTCAATTCTATAACGAAAAGCATTTATATCATTATCTTGAGTCAATTGACGAACAGACTGCAAAGCCTTCAAATACTTTTCGTTATTTAATTTAATCTTGTTATCAAATAAAGCCTTGTCAAGCTCATATTGAACAACCTCACGATTAGCTTTCGTCCAACCTTGAGCGGCGACAGCCTGTTTTTGATTCATTTCGGCGATAGCGGATGAAACGGAAACATCCTTGAGTTCTTTCGCCATATTCAGATCAAACTCAGAACGAGAAGTGGAAGCAGCTATATTCGCTTGTCTCGTCGCCTCTGTAGCAGTTTGTTGACGAATAAGACTATTCTGCGCTTCCATGTTATCAACTTGCGCCTTAACAGTACGATAAGCAAGATACTGGGAAGTAGCATCAGAAATGCCAAGATTCCAACCTCTGTAAGCTTGCATAGTCGGAGCGTTGAATTTAGCAGGTTCATATTGCGGAGTTGAGCCAGCGCTATTACCAGTAACACCGTTGCCGTAGACAAGGTTAGGATTAAGCCCAGCGGCACGAATACGAGCCATTTGCTGAGTTGGAGAATTGTATTCATTCTGCAAATTCCACATCTTTAGAGAACGCTGATAAGCCTTCTCGTTTTCTTGTTGTTGCCATTGCGCTTGATACTTAGCGATCTCCATATTAGCCTTGTTGGTATCCTGCACCGCCTTGTTGTTCATAGCGGAAGAGCCAACACCACCAAGGAGAGAGCCAACGCCAGCAACAATACCACCAAGAATACTCATAACGAACGAATTGTGTAGTAGTTAATATCATCCGAGTTATAACGATTCAAAAATCGCTGAACATTCTTGTAAGTCCGAGAAGGAAGACTATAAAAGTCAATTTCTATCTCTTTTTCTACCGAGACAAGGGAAATTGTCAATTTGTAATGCTTAAATACCATAAGACCAAATATTTAAAGATTAATATTCGGAGTTCCGATAGAACTATGATATTTATAGAGTGAGCATGTTAAAGGTTATTCGCAAGGGTAGTTATATATGGACGGTTCCAAGGAATCTTATCTGTTAGAGGTGTTAAGATGATCTCTTAAGCAATCTTTATGACAGGAATATTTAATAAAAATCCCGTTTTTTCCAGTTTGCTAGCAAGATGACCTATTCCGATAGCGCAATGATGTGACGGACCTGCTTTGCTCCAGTTTTCCATAAAGCTTTTTACCCCACAAGAAAAACGATACCGGCTATTTGTATTACCTATCTCCAGAACAGGGCCCGGAATGGACTCTCCTTCGGCTACCAATAAAAATATTCCCTCCTTTCCTTCACAAACAGACAATAGGGTGACAGGCCCATTTTTGACGGTCATTTGAATGGATAATCCTTTGCCCGGTTTACCATGATAAACAGGAAGAGGCACGAGTTTTACTTTACCATCGGACATGGCGAAGTGGGCAGGGCCATCATGACCAAGTAATATACCGGCAAATGCCATTTTGCAAATTTCCTACATCGGATACAATACCCAAGAAATACCAGTAGGTAATAAAACAACAATCAAC